TTATTCATATCTCACACTGCCCCGCTACACAAGCAAGCTCTTGCGTTCCTGTAGTAGTATCCTCAGTTTCAAACTTACCAAGGTCATCCCAGTTAATAGTCTTAGGCATTAGAGCCAAGGCTTCTTTGTACGCTTCAGGTGTGATAGCTGTATACGGTGCTTGCTGATACACATGGTCTGTACGTGGTAAGAAACTAATACCTGAACAACTATCTAACCGATCCCATAACCACTGTCCTGCTGCTAAGAACTCTTCGTCCGAGTAGTAGATGGTTACACTAGGCTTATGCTCACAGTAATGGTTCTGGTAGATCTCCCATAAGTCTAACTGCTGCTGTACGTTAAGGTCATCAACGCTTGTAGATCCAGTAGGAGCTTTGATAGGGAATGAGAACACATAGTTATCCTCATTCATTACATCCTTCTCCCAAGGGACTCCAGCGTCTTTGAGGAACTCTGAGATAGGATCTTTGCCGTCACTACGTACTGTCCGAATGTACTGCGGAGAGAAACGGGCATGGATACCTGACGCACTATCGACTAACTGAGAGACAGTACCTGAAGGTTTTACGGCGGTAATAGCCGTAGACTGGTTGATACCTAAACGTGTTGACCAGACTTCGTTAACCGCAACTGTCTTAGCTTTCAAGGCTTCTAAGATCTCAGGTAGCTCATCGTACCCTGACTGTTCAAACCATGCACCAGTCTTCTGTCTGCCTGATAAGACAGCGTGATCCATAATGCCTGTCATACTAACACCAAGTAAACATTCTTCTTTTGTGTTCTTCGTCCAGATGTTACGAACGTAGCGGAAGTCGGTCAACGAAGACTGTAGCGTACCTAAGATAGTAGCAATCTCAGCCTTGCGTAGTAAATTCTCGAACGTATCGGTACTACGAACCACTATTTCTGACAAATTACAAACCTGTGCAGAGCGTAGGATGATCTCACTGCATGGGTTGGTGCCGAAGTCGTGCTCAATATCTCTACGTCCGTGACGGGCTGACTGTTTCTTTGCAGCCTTCCGAGAGAAGATACCACGCTCACCTGCTTTAGATTTGTATAAAGAGATCCACTCCTCTAAGAAGGTTTCGAAGTCAGGACGCTCATCATAGACCGCACTGTTGTTAGCGAGAGCACGTTGCGTATCAGTCTCCCACCATTGACCAGACTTAGCATGGCGCATACGGTCATCAGATAAGTTAGACAAACTAATAAGAGCAGAGCGACGAACGCCACCAACGACAACAATCTCAGCAATCTTGCAAACAATATCATGACATTCAATACTCGTTAGCTTACGACCGGCAGCTTTGCGGAACGTATTAATAGTAAAATGAAACAAAGCAACAAGAGGATCAGGCCCACTAGAACGCCCACCAAATGTTTTGAGCCTCGCACCCTTCTCACGTAGCTTTGAAATATCCCAACTAGGTACTTGACCCGTATACAAAAGACTAACCAACTCACGGAAAGCCTTAGCCCAACCGATTTTACTGTCGCTAACATGGATTGTAGTATCTGTTTCATTGAATTCCTCCGCCACTTCCGGCAATTTATTTACTGATTGACGTTCAACTGAGAAGCCTACACCTGTACCACACATCAGTACATATAAGATCTCATCGAACACTCTTGGATGATCTACTGCAACATAAGAACAGTTAAAGCCTGCCATGTTGTCACGATCAAGGGCTTCACCTGCTGTCATTAAGCAACGCATAGAAGGCATAACATCTAAATTATAGATAGCATCATAGATACGATCAGAAGTAGCAAGATCAATCTGTCCACGATCATACCAAAAATCTACATAGCGTTGAACTGTTTCCGCCCACGTCTCACGACGATTGTCATCTTCACGCCATCGTGCATAGCGTGACTTGTGAATGTACTGCTGATACGAATCCATCATTCTAATAACTCTCTCTCTATTTGTGTTTTAAGGTTTTTGTTTTCTTTACGTCTCACAGCTTTTAGCTTGGAAGACGTTTGCACTTTATTGAATTTCTTCTTACGGTCAAAGCGATCACGTCTCTCATCTTTTCTACTGTCGTCCATTGCAAGCCCTACCAGTTAGTGTCTTCAGTGAATTCAAGTAGCTCAATCATTTTGTTGAGATACCATACAGCTTTCTTAGCGTCTTGAATAGGCTTGCCCTTACCGAACAACCTAGTACCTGTATACTTTAACACATTTCCGTGGCAAAACATAGCCGCATGATATTCACCCATCACATCTACAATGTAATTAATAGTCTCAATGTTGCCAATAGTATAGTGCGAAGGGTTATTTACAGGGTCGTCTAGTCTGAACTCTTCCAAGAACGCACCGACCGGCCATTGTTCTGCCTCCCCTGCCATATGCTTCTCAACGGATTCCTCCTGTTTATAATAGTCAGGCTCTCTGAGCTCCTTCAACCTTTCCTTTTCCATATCATCAAAGCGTTGAGTCTCACCATACGCAGCGGAGTTTAAAGCATCTATAAACTCATCTATACTATCAAAGTCATTTGCATTTATAGGCTTAAGTACATCCTCTGAGCTGTCAAAGTCGAACTTATAATATTTATTTGTCATCAAAGGTCTCTCTCTTAGTCGGGTTAATCCAGTTGTCTGGGATGGTGTCTTCACTGAACCATCGGAAGTTGTTTGCTGTAGCCCACTCTCCGTGGGATCTTTTGGTTCCATCTTTTCTTCGCTTTGCTGCTGGCATTGGGGCGTTGGGGTTAGCGAATAAAAACACCAACTCTGTGTCTGAGGGCAATACTTTGGCAACCCAGATATATTTAGTGTACTCTGCGAAGTCCCAAAATCTACCTTTGGCCTCCAGTAATATTTTCTTTCCATCTATCTCCCTCAAAAAGTCTGGTTCATATTTATGATCTATTGTATAAGACACCGTGTCTGTATGGAACGACCAGTCATCTAAGATCCCTTGGTGTAACTCACATTCCCAGTTAGAGTCATAACCTTTCGGTACATCCTTCTCCTTGGGTCGGGCTACTCTAGGTTTTCGGTAGCCACGTTTCATCTTAGTAAATTTATTAATGGATAGACCCCCTCTTAGCAGCTAACACATGCTCTAACTTTAATAGTAGGTCAGCTAAGTAACCATCGTCTACGTCAGCGGTGGTTCGATCAGGGCGTTCAAGTAGCCACATGCCTACACCAATTAACATGTCCTCGGCGCTAAGATCTTTCTTATTTAGTTTCATCTATATCACCTACTGTTATTGACTGAATGTCTGTTGATGGGTCACGCTTTAAAATCTTCTTAATCTTCTTAGCTACCCATCGAGGATGGAAAGCATTTAAACGGACTGCTTGTTTTAAATATACATAAGGCTTCTTAGGGAGCGAAGCTTTATAATTATCTTTGTTCACCTTCGCAGCTTCCTCTTCACTCAGCAACCCTCGAATCCAAGCGACTGATACTGTATCAACGTGCGCCCTAATTTGTTTTGCTTTTCTTCCGTTCATAATAATTCATCCACCTTTGGTGTGTTGACTACCTTAGTTAAATACGATAAGCCGTTTGAGTATTTGAAAGTACGTAGACCTTCACCTTCATTAGCATCGGCATGACACTTAAACTTAAACTCGCACCAGTTACAATCTTTAGGAAGCTTCATGTTTCCTTTTACCCCATCTGGAACAGGACTATAACATCTTTCTGGCTCATTGTCAAGCTCTAATGCAGGGATGAGGTAATTAATTTTAGCAACGATGTCAACCTTATCTTCTTGTTCGGGAGTGTACATACATAACTCACCACTCTCTTTGTTCATAACCAAGAAGCCACCCTCATACGTACCCTCAGCTTCTTCGTATCCTGAAAGCTGTGCAAGGTAGCCGAAGGGATCATCGTTAGGTAGTCGCCCACTCTGGAACTTCTGGAAGGCGAACCGTGATGCAGTCTTAACATCAACTACCTCACCATTAATCTTACAATCCATGTGACCTTTGATACCTTCTACGTCGATCTCTTTCTGCTCATCTGTAACTTCATGGCCTGCCATACGCACTAACATAAGAACAATCTCTTCTAGGAGATGACCGTACAAGAACTTAATCTGCGTAGGTGCATCGATGTTAGAGGGTGCTCCCTTTTCTTTCTTGCTTTCGTAGTACAGTTGTCGTGCTGCTTTACCTACATTAGACATACGTAGATGGAACTTAGTATCTTTAGCTCTAGGAGTTGCCCAAGACTTTAGCACCTCACGGATACTTTCCGTGGTGGTATTAATCTCTTCATCACTGAGCGGCAAGGCTGTGCCATTAGATAAAGAGTTAAGATGTTTGTAGATGTCAGGTACTACGTTTGATAGCTTGCTCATTATTTCTCGCCTCTAAGATATTCAATAGCATTAATTAAAGTGTGTGTGTTGTCGTTGAATCCACCAAGTGCTCGGTTACATTTGTGACACAACCAACCTCTAAACTCCTGTGTGTTGTGACAATGATCTAGTACCCATGATCCGTTACGAGTATTACCTGTACCCTTTACCATGTCAGCGGTTCCTTCGCATATCGGACACCTATAATTCTCAGTCGGCATACCGTGTTCAGCACGTAACAACCTCCTGACTTTTTGCATTTCGTTGTTACACGACCTGCATTCAGCTCGTAAGTAGTTGCCACCAGAAGCAAAGTTAAAACTATCAAGCGGCAGATATTCTTCACACTTGCTACATGTCTTTCCATCATCATCTCCAAGATCTGAATGTTCGTTTAACATTATGTCGAACGTTAATTGTTTCATCAGTGTGTCTCCGACCAGTTATTCCCTACTTGATACTCACCATCGAGAGGGCAGTTTAAGTTTAAGAGGTGAGTAGCCTGTCTAATCGCCTCAACACCTGCTTTACCAACAGCATGTGCATCATCTTCGTGACACTCTAACTGCCACTCATCGTGAATGTTACCGACAAACTTAGCTCGTAAGACTTGAGACTCTATAGCTT